CTCTTGCGCTCTACTTAAAACTGTTGTATAAAAAACACACTATACAATAATTAATATTTCATGCAGACGCGTATAGTCGACGGCCAAGAGACTGTATGATCTAACCTTGGAGGATTATTATGGCAAAAACAAACTTTTCGGGACCTATTACAACAGGACCGATACAAGTAAACACAGGAACAACTGTCGGTACAGACGTAAGAGATGCTGCATTTGTTCTTAACAAAATGTCGTTTCCACTTAGTTACGCAAACTTTGTAGTAGCGGATGACGACAACAGACTAGCTACAGCAGCTGACAATGGAACTGGTACAACTACTATTACATTTGTAAGCTCAACTGTAACAGCTAACGTTTCAGGAATTACATCTGACGGCGGTATGCAAGCGGCGTGTGCCCTTTCATGTCACTCAGCAGGTGATGATTCAGGTAAAACTTGGGCAATTACTGGAACTGACGTTCTAGGAAATGCACAGACTGAAACACTTACTGGCGGAAACGGCGGTGCCGTTCTTTCTGCTAAGACTTATCAAACTGTAACATCTATGGTGTTAAGTTCGGCAAGTGCTGGTGCTTGTAAGATTGGTGTGGATGAATCAGGATTGATTTCAATTGCACTTAGATCTACATTTAATGAATATCCATTAGGTCAAACATCAAGTACATCAAACAAAAACCTAGCGAACAACATTGTGATTCCAGCATGGTCTAGAATTACAGACATTAGGTTCATTGTTAATACAGCTTTTGATACAGCTGGTTTTGACATGCAAGTTGGTGCTAACGTAGCTCAAGCTTCAGGATCTTTAACTAACAGTCATGATCTTGATTATTTTGCAGGTGATACTGCTAATGATGTTTCTACTGTTGCTTCTCATCATATACCAACTGGTATGGATCAGACTTCGGCTCAAATGAAAAATTGTTTGAACGTATCTGACGATGATGCAAGTGGTTATGAAATGGACAAAGCTGTTATTGTTACTTGTACAACTGACGATACTTTAACTGCCGGAGACGGTGTGTTAAGTATTGAATGGTTACAAAAAGTAAACAATACTAACTAATAAATTAATGTGAGCTCCTTCGGGAGCTCGCAATTAATGGAGAAAAATTATGGCTAACGTATCACAGGTAAAAAGTAAAACATTTGCAGCTAACGGAGCAGACACAACTGCTATTTGCGCTAATCAAACTAATAGTGGTTCAGGAAGTATGACTTTAACAGACACTGGCGCTGCTGGTGTTTTAGTGCCAGGAAATCTAGGTACAACTGTAACTATTATTTCAACAGCATCTGATTCTAATACTGGAATTACTTTTGATGTAACTGGAATGGGAGTTGATGGTAGTGAAGTAAGTCAAACAGGAATTACAGGACCTGCGGGAACTTCAACGGTTACAACAAGTACAGTTTTTGTATCTGTTACAAGTATAACTCACTCAGGAACATGTACTAATGTGTCTTGTGGAATTACTGCTTCTACAACTGGAACAGGTGTAGTTACTGCAGGAAGAACTAGAATCAGAGGAATGCATATTAAACCTTCAGGAACTGCAGGATTAATTGATTTTAAAAACACTTCTTCAAGTGGAACTAAATTATTAGAAATTGGAGTACATACTGATCAAACTCCAGTAGATCCGTACATACCAGATGATGGTGTTTTATTTAGTGCGGGTGCTTTTATAAATTTAGGGTCAACAGATTTAGCGACTAATATCACTGTATTCTACGACGGGTAGGAGGTTAGATGGCTAACACTACTTCCGGCTCTTATGTTTTCGATAAGAACCTAGGCATAGACGAAATTATAGAAGATGCATACGAACGTATTGGTATGCAAGGTACAGCTGGACATCAGCTTAAGACCGCTAGAAGATCATTAAACATTTTATTTTCTGAATGGGGTAATAGAGGACTTCAATTTTGGGAAGTAAAAAATCAAAATGTTGCATTGGTAGATGGACAAGCTGTCTATACTTTTTATAGATCCCCTGCCGACGGTGCGTCTAGTGGGATTTCAACTACATTATCAGCAGGAATAAATGCAGCGGTAACTACAATTGGAGTTGCTTCAGTTACTGGTATGCCGACAACAGGTGGAATCATAACTATTAACAGTGAACAAATTACTTATACAGGAATTTCAAGTTTAAATTTAACAGGTTGTGTAAGAGGTGTTAATGGAAGCACGGCTGCTACTCATAGTACAAGTGATGCAGTTTTACAATTTCCAAATGGAATGACAGATATTCAAGAAGCAGATTATAGAGTAAAATCTACTTCTGTTGATACTCCAATGACAAAAATTAGTAGATCACAGTATCAAGGTTTTTCAAATAAAACTTCTACTGGTCTTCCTACTCAATACTGGGTTCAAAGATTTGTAGATAAAGTCACTATGACTTTATACTTAACTCCAGGTGCAGCCCAAGATGGAAACTATATTAATTTTTATTATACAAAAAGAATTGATGATGTTGGTGCTTATACAAATGCAACCGACGTCCCTTACAGATTTGTACCTTGTATGATTGCAGGTTTAGCATATTACTTAGCGGTAAAATATGCACCACAAAGAGTACAAGAATTAAAACTTTTATATGAGGATGAACTATTAAGAGCAGAGGATGAAGATGGTTCTTCTAACTCTACTTATATTTCTCCTAAAATTTATTATCCGGGGATTAGTTAATGACTACTTTTTCACAAGGTAAATATGCTTTAGCAATTTCTGATAGATCAGGAATGGCATTTCCATACAATGAAATGGTTAGAGAATGGACTGGTGCATGGGTTCATCGTTCTGAATATGAACCTAAATCTCCACAACTAGAACCAAAACCTACAAGTGCTGATCCACAAGCTTTACAAAGAGCAAGACCAGCTAGAACAGAATTTGGAACACAAGATTTTTTACCTTTAAATCCTTTTACAACTGCATCTAACACAACTTTAACGGTTTCATTTCCTAATGGTTCATTACAGGTAAATGATGTTTTAAGATTTACTGCAGTTAAAGAAGCTGTTGGTGGAGTAACAGTTGATGAATTTCAATTACAAACAACATTAAATGGCAACATTACAAGTAGTGCCACTACAATAACATTAACTGATGGATCTAATTTTCCAACTTCTGGATTTATTATGATTCAAAAACTTTTAACTTCATCAGATACAAGTGACCCTTTAAAAGTGGGGACATATCAGAATGAGGTTATTGAATATACTGGAAGATCATCTAATGATTTAACTGGATGTACTCGAGGAACATCTTCTATTTATAGAGGATATACACCACCTGCAACAACAGCCGGTTCCCATGATTCCGGAGCCACGGTCTATGGGTCATTTAAAGTTGCTTCTTTAGTAGGAACAAGTTATGTTAACGATGCTAACACAACGGTAACAGATTATAATAGTTTTACATTAACATTACCTAGTGCTGCAACAGGCACTGCAACAGGAGGAGGATTTAATTGTGTTATTAGTCCTCTTAACATAGAGAGTTTATAATGTCAGGAGTTAAAAAATACGATTACAGTACATTAACTACAGCGATAAGAGATTATGCTGAAGTTAGCTCCGATGTTTTTACAACCACTATTGTAGATGGTTTTATAATGGCTGCTGAGATGAGAATTTATCAAGAGCTTCCAATGGACTCTGAAAGATTTGTTCAAGAAGGTACATTAGCTGCAAATGATAATACTCTTAATGCACCAGCGGGATGTCTTTTTGTAAGAGGTATTGAAGTATTTGAATCAACAGCTAATACTGAGGGCAATGGAAAATGGTTAGAGAAAAAAGACCAAACTTATTTATCAGAATTTGTAGATAGAAAATATGGTCCTGAAGGAACAATTCAATCTCCTACAGATACCACTAATTCAGTAACAGGTTTTCCAAAATATTATGCGATGTTTGGAGGTGCTGACAATACGACAGATACTTCATCTGGAGGCATGTATTTTGCTCCAACTCCTGATGCTAATTATAAATTTAGGGTTTATTACAATAAATTTCCAAACGGTCTGGGGTCTGGCACTGGTTATAATAACAACACTTATTTAAGTACTTATTTCCCACAAGGGCTCCTATATGCCTGCTTAGTGGAAGCTTTTGGATTTTTAAAAGGCCCAATGGATATGTTGACTTTATACGAACAAAAGTATAAAAATGCTATACAACAGTTCGCAGGAATGCAACTTGGAAGACGAAGACGAGACGATTATACTGACGGAACAGTTAGAATAAAAGTCAACTCACCGTCTCCATAATGAGGAGAAAATTTTATGGCTAACACATCAGCAATCTGTAACTCTTTCAAACAAGAGGTATTAGTAGCAACTCACAATTTTACAGCTTCGACTGGAAATACTTTTAAACTAGCTTTGTATGATTCAGATGCAACTTTAGGAGCAAGCACAACAGCTTATAGTTCTTCTGAAGAAATAACTGGAACTGGTTATACTGCCGCTGGAAAAACTTTAACAAGTGTAACTCCAGTTTTAGATTCAGCTACAGCAGTTTGCGACTTTGGTGATGTCTCTTGGACTTCTTCAACATTTACTGCTAACGCATGTTTAATTTATAATTCTAGCGCATCAAACAAAGCAGTTTGTTCTGTTGCATTTGGAGGAGACAAATCTGTTTCTTCTGGAACTTTTACAATTCAATTTCCTGCGGCCGCAGCAACAACAGCTATCGTTCGAATAGCATAGGAGGGTTAGAATGCCCGACGTTGCATCAGGATGGGGCCGATTAACCTACGGACAAGCTAATTGGGGCGATGCCGTAACTATCAAACAAGGATGGGGACGTCTTGGTTGGGGATCACAAGCTTATGGTGATTCACCCACTGTTACACTTTCTGGATTATCAGCTACAACTTCTGTTGGAACAGGTATTACTGTAGAAGTAAGACCTGGTTGGGGTACTCTTGACTGGGGTGAAAATGGTTGGGGTAGTGTTGAAGAAGGAATAGAAAATTTAATTGGTATTGGAGCAACTTCAAGTATTGGAACACCTATAATTGAAATAGGGGTGCCATTAACAGGGGTATCAGCAACAGCTTCTTGCCCAACTCAATTAGATATTCCACAATTAATTACAGGTGTATCAGCCACAGTTTCAGAAGGTCAATTAAATCTTAATGATGGTGCTGACCATGTACAAGGTCTAGCAAGTTTAGTTGGCACAAGTTCCGTAGGAACTATTTTACCTGCTGATGTAATTGGAATTAGCGGAGTATCTGCAACAGCTAGTGTAGGACCTGATCTTGTTATAACTGATACTGTAGTTGTAATTATGGGATCCGGTGGCGTAGGAACTACAAGTGTAGGATCTGTAATAACAGAAGTTGAATATATTTTAGCAGGTCAATCTGCGACCTCAGCAGTAGGTTCAATTAGCCCTGCAGATGTTATGGGATTGACTGGGGTTTCAGCAACTATTACTGTAGGAAATGTTGCACCTTTAGGATATGGAGATGTTGATATTACTGGAAATACAAGTTATAGTGATGTTAATAAAACAAATAGTGCAAGTTATTCCGATGTTGACGTCAGTGGCGAAACATCGTATACAGATGTAACGCACGCGGCTTAGGAGAAAAAATTTATGGCTTCATCATATACGGCACTTGGTGTTGAACTAATGGTAACTGGCGAAAATGCCGGTACTTGGGGAACAAAGACTAATACTAATTTACAACTATTCGAACAGATAGCTGGTGGTTATCTTGTTCAAACTTTAAATGCAGGTGGTACAGGTGTTAACACTACAGCTTTAGATGTAGATGATGGCGCATTAACTGGAACTGCGTGTAATAGAGTTATTATTTTAGGAGCAGAATCTGCTCAAGCAATTGCAGGAAACAAAACTGTAACAATTCCAAACGATGTAGAAAACTGGTACTTAGTAAAAAATAGTACAAGTGGTTCTTACACAGTAAATTTTAAATATGCTACAGGAACAGGTGATTCTGTTACTTGGGCAACAACTGATAAAGGTTGGAAAATTATTTATGCTACAAAAAATGATGGAACTAATCCAGACATAGCAGAAGCAACACTTGGTGGATTACCAGGTGGTTCAAATACACAAATTCAATATAACGATTCAGGATCTTTTGGGGGAGATGCAAATTTAATTTGGAACTCTTCAACTGGATTAAACATTGGAACTTCGAAAGAACTAAGACTACAGGACGATTCAGGATCAGAATATGTAGGTATGAAAGCATCTAACGGAACCACGGATTATACTATGACGTGGCCAGCAGGC